ACCAGCAAAAGACGTAGTGTCATTAGTATCAGTAGTGGCTGATGTTCCGGTAGTAGTTACAGTACCAGCAAAAGACGTAGTGTCATTAGTATCAGTAGTGGCTATTGTGCCTGTAATTGTTGTACTTGTTACTGTACCAGTAAAGGTAGTAGTGTCATTAGTATCAGTAGTGGCTGATGTGCCTGTAATGCCGGGGGCTACAAAAGACCACCCTGTATTGTTACTTACGTTTGTAGAGTGACTTCCTGCATACCATTTACTGGCTACGCTAAATATCCAGCCAGTATTATTACTGACATTTGTGGAATGTGACCCAGAAAACCAAGCCATTATGTTGCGTTAGAGTCTTGTATTGATAGATAGTCGCAAACTATAGCACCTGTACCTGTGTAGTGAATTGTAGCTTGCGTTCCAGAAGTTGAACTATTAAGGGTAACTAAATTACCCGCTGTGCCATTTAAGTTAAAATTAGAGAAATTATTTATTACTGAGGCAGGGAATGTAACTGTACAAGGCGTAACTGTATTAGTAATATTAGTAAATGTGTTAGCCCCCGTTATAGTTAATACTCCCGCACCTCCCTGATTTAACGTGCAATTAAATGTAGAACCCCCACCCTGAAATGTTTTAGCGGCAGCCCCTGTCATTGTTATAGTGCCCGTACCTACGCCGGCCACCGTTGTAAAACCCGCTGAGGAAGATAAATTATTAAAAGCATTTGTAGCACTTGCTGTACAGTTTAAAGTTCCACCATTAAAAAGAATAGACTTTGTTCCCGCTAGTGTTAAAAAAGAAATACATAAAAGAGTAAATCCGTTTAAATCTATTGTCCCATTTGTTAAACTTATAGTTCCGTTTGTTGCTCCCATTGTTAATGCAGAGCCTAATTGAAACGTACCTCCCACCCCATTAAATGTAATAGGTGTATCCCAAGTAACCGTGTTTGTATTTATAATTTGAGTACCAGAAGTCCCTGCAAAAGTAGTAGGTGATGTCCCTGATGTAATAGTAGTTGTTGCGGGTATGGTTAAATTACCATATATACTTCTTAAACCATTTGCAATAGAGCCTGAAAACCCAGTAAAGTTTAAGTTTTTAAAAAAACTATTAGCCCCGTTACTAAAAGTATAAGTCCCTGCGGTTATATTAACGCTAATTTGATCTGAGATACCTACTGTAACTCCAGTACTTACACTAACCGCTACTGAACCAGCATAAGTAAGGTTTACTATAGGAGTGCCTGTAAGTGTTAAATTAGTTGTAGTTGCTATATTAAATACTGTTCCTGAGCTGATACAAGTTATGTTCCCAGTACCAAAGGCTAAAGTCCTTGAGTTTGCGTTGTTGCTGTTGAAAGTGGTACACGTAAAAGTAAAGGTTGCTAAATTAACAACGCCTATTGTTAGCGTTACTGCACTATTGGCTGTGAACGCGGCCCCTAGTGTAAGGAAGACACTACTAGAAATTGTAAGAGTAGAGCAAGTTGCTCCTGTTGCCGTAGTACATGTACCTGAACCTGATGAAGCATCAAAAGTAACTATATCTGCGGTTGTAGGTACAGACGCGCCACCAGCACCACCAGAAGTAGCCGACCAGTGAGTTGTAGTAGTCGTGTCCCATGTACCTGTTCCTCCTACCCAAAATCGAGCTGCCATTTAAACCTCTTATTCACTAGGAGCGGCTGTTATATATGCAAGCCAATCATCAAATCTTTTTTGTTTCATAGACTCTATTTCATCATTAGTAAATGTATTATTATCTTCTAACCACAAAGCATCAGAATATGTATGTAAACCATCAGTTTTAATAAAGTCTATGATAATCATAAGATATTATGGGTTACCCATAGTTATTGTCCAAGAAGTAATAGATATACTTAAACCTACTGAAATAGTAGTTGTAGATAAATTTAAATCAGAACCTGTCGTACCTATATCACCATCAATAACTTGAGCAGCCCCGGCAGTAGTAGCCACACGAAACCAAGAAGCTGTGCCTGCGGTTGTAGCTGCTACAGCAGTAGGAAGTGTTGGAGAAAGAATACCTGAAGCAGCTGATGGTGCAAAAGGTGAACCTAACGTAAATGTTGCTAAAAGAGTACCCGCGGTACCACCTGTAGCTGGTCTTGTACCTGCATAAATATATAAAACCCCCGCACTACCAACTGCTGTAGTAATTGCGTTAGCCTTACCGTTTCTTGTTGTTACTGAATACCCTAATGCCATGTTTGTGTCCTATTTTAAGAGAGTCTAATGACCGCTGTCGTTGCCGTAGCGGGCGGAAAAGTGATTGTAAAATTACCTGATGCAGTTTTATCAGAACCAAAATCTAAAACAGCTACTGCTGCATTTGTAGTTGCATTATATATCAATGCGCCTCTAGCTATAAAGGAAGTACCTGTCCATATAGGGTTACTAAAACTAATGTAAGCTGTTGATCCTGAACTTGCTGGTACGACAGGTGTTAATGCAACACCCCCTGCTGTATATCCAGACCCAACCACTTCATTAGACGAAGTATAAACCAAAGTCGTATTGTCCAAATTTGCATTGGCTGTGTATAAAGCGATTTTATAAGTGTACGGAGTTCCCGTAGCAAAATTTTCCAATCCGCTTAATAGGTGCTGTTTAAATATTGTAGTTTGGCCTTGTACTATCATAAGCTGCTATAAGGTACTCTAATTTGGTTGTTTCTATATGAGTCGCCACGCTCAAGCCCGTTAACAAGTCTAGTTAGCTGTAGAATAGCCTCTTGGTATTTTTGTTCGTAATAAGATACCATATCTTGCTCTTGCTTCATAAAAATCATAGCTTCCCGCATAGCCCCATAAAACAAGACAGGATCAAAATTATCTCCTAACCATGTAGTGCCTGACGGGTTATTTACTGTATCTGTAATAGAAATGGGGTAATAGAAATAATGTAACTCTACAGAATAATCTGCATCGGGTGTTGGTGCTGTCAATAAAGATATCTCTAATAAATTAGAGTACTGTGGCCCAAACAATGCGTAATACTTAGGTATACCAGTTACAGTAGCGCTAGGGTATGCTTCACGCATAAAACTCACGTCTTTATCTATCATATAAGAATACGTTCCTGTACCGTCAATAACAGCCAGAGAATACACAGATAAGAAATCATTAGGGCAAGACAAATAAGGGTTAGTTGCAGTTAAATTACCCGTTACGTTTTTTCTAAGTACAGGAATATGAACTGAGTTGTATATTCTATCTTCTGCTTGTTTTAAAAAAACCGGTATATTTTGAACAAACAAAGACTCCGTATTCTCGGAGTAATCTTCTATTGCTTGAGTTAGCTCAGCTAAATTCATTTATTAACCCATTGGGCCTCTTGCAATTTTACCTTTTGTAGCCGCACCATTACCACGAGTTTCAATACCCGCAGTTTTTACATTTGTTTCTGGATAACCATTTGTACCAGTAGACTGTGTATTTTTTGTAGTCACGTTATTATCTACATTTATTTTTTCACGTGGTTGTATTTTATTAGCCATGTCTTTCTCTATGAAATTGTAACTGAACTCATTTGTCCTATTGCTACTAGTGCATTAGGGGTTAAAACTGCATCAAACTGAGATGCTCCACCTACAGGAGCCCAGCCCCATTCTATAACTCTTGATCCGCCACCATTATACCCGTTAACATCTAATCCTGATACAGCATAACTTGTATCTCTACGTGGATTACGTAAAGCTTGAGGATCTTCAATGGGGTACATACCAAGTTGTAACTGCGGGTGATCAAATTCAAAACAACTATGGCAAACTAATATGTTGGTTATCTTGGTCTTTATTGTTAAGGGTTTTAGTTTTTTTAATAAGTACTCCATACCACAGCGATCGCACTGAGATATCGCAATCTTACCAACAGCATATTTAGAGCTCATTATCTAAACATCATTCGTGGAACCATTCTAACAGAAGCCTTTTCTCTATCTTCATCAGCTGCCATTTGGAACTGTTCATCATAAACTGCTTTTAATGCTGTAGCTCTTTGTAAATCAGCGTTAGGTAGTTTCATGCTTAAGTAATAAGCCAAACCAGCAATAAGAGCAGGTAAGAACCGATAAGGAATATCTTGAGTATTAGCACCAGAACCTGCATCTTGTATTCTCCTTAACCGCCAGTATACAAACGTATATTGTTGATCTGGGGCTTGTGGGGTAGGCCATACATTAATAGTAGGACTTGCAATGCCTGTAGGAGTAGTTGCTCCTGATTGACGATTTATCCAAACTTGGATAGGTTTACCCATTGCGTTCTTATTAGGGATAGTTGCGTAGGTAGAACCTGAAATTCTTGATATAGTTATATCTGATTGATTTTGACCTGTGCCATTTCGTATGACATGATCTAATAAGTCTACAGTATCCACAGGTAAGTTATATGTAGCTACACCTGTATTAAGAACAATTTGTCCTTGTTCTATTGTCCAAAGGTTAATACCTTTGTTTGCCCACTCTATTAATAAAAGGTTTAATGATCTACGAGCCGTTTTATAATCATAGCCTGAGCGCAGTTCTGAGCCCGCACGTTCAAAAGCCTCCTCGAAGATTTCGGAGACATCAAGATTAAATAACGCTGTACCAGTAGTTGTCATTTTTTACCCTGTTTATTTTTGGTAGCAGGAGGGAAAGATTTAACTGCCCCTCCTTTGTTTGGTATTTTTTTAGGGTTTATATCGCCCATACCACGTGAACTTCTCACTTTACACCCACTTACCACGTGTTTTACCACGTTGTGCACACCCATCACC